TTTCGAAATCGTTTTTCTTAATTGCCATAAGGTTAGGGAAATGAAACTCGGACACCATAATAGTATCCGAGTTATTTTATTTAATTAGAACGGAAGGTCTCCGTCAGGTTCGTCGTTAGATTGTGGATCAACATATGAAGATTTTTTGGAACCTCCACCGAATGATTCGGTTTCAACTGAACTGTCTCCGTAAACGTATCCACCTTTATCTGAATCCCACTTTGGAGTCTCACCTCTTGCTATTGCCTCAAGGTAATCAACAGGTTTCTTAGAATAAACATCCAACCATGTCAACTCATCTTCCATCCAAGCCTTTGCTTGTTGTTTATCTTCATGTACTGGTGTTGGGTCATCATACATAATAGTTGAAACTGTTGTGTATTCTTTACCCTTTGGAGTTTTTGCTTTAGCGAGTTCAATGACTAAGTCACGTCCTTTTTCAGGGTCAGTAATGTCTCCTTTGTTTCTCCAAATAGGAATAATTTTGTCAAGGATTCCATCATTCTTGAAGTTGTGTTTGAATCTCCAAAACTTTGGACCATCTTCCTCGTGGTCTCTATCAATTACTTTCACAATATAGAATTTTCGTGAACGATACTGAGCCGCCAATAATTTGTCAGACTCTTTACCTGTAGACATCAATTCTTCGTAAACCTCATTCAAAGGTGAACGTTCGTTGTCATTTTTTCCTGGATCGTAGAATTTCTGCCACTGTCCACCCACTTGAATTTCGTGGTACCATGCTTCTTTGAATGGTGATGAACCATCTGAAGTTGGAAGAATTCTCACTCTTCTCTGTCCTGATTTCTCTTTATCTCCTAAGATTAAAGCGAAATACTTTTTCATTCTTTCGTCTTGCGACATTTTCGATTGGGCCCCGCCCCCTTGCTGATTTTTTTCGTACTGTGCCAATACGGCGTCTAATGAACTCATAGTTTTTTATAGATTAAATTAATAAATTGTTTATACAAATATAAGTAAAACTGTGACTATGTCAAATAAAAAAAGGTACCATGAGGTACCTTTTATGTAGTTTGTCCGATATTACCTGAACGATGTCTTATAGACTTCGTTGTCCATTCCTCCACCAGGTTGGAAGGAATTTTTAATGTCACTTACATTAATATCAGTAACTTCGTCTGAAGTTAAAACATAATCATTTTTTCCGGTCTTTTCCATTTCTTCTGACTTATCATCGAAAAATTGTGAAAGTTTTTGACTGAATGGATAAGAGTCATATGTTCTCAACTCTAACTTTTCTTGTGGAGTTTTTTCTCTATATTTTTCAATCTTATTCTCAAGAGAGTTAAGTTTGTTCATGATGTTATCCATCTCACCTAACTTAGATTGTAAATCATTAAGTTGGTTGAATAAGTTATTGAAATACTCTTCTTGTTTGGTTTCAATATTTTTTTGTGAATCAACCAATTCAGTGATGTCTAATTCTTCAGAACCTGATTCTTCTCCACCTTCTTGTGATTCACCTTCATCATCAATTTTCTCAACGTCAGGATCTGATTCAACATCAATAGGTTGTGGTTCAGTTGTTGGTGCTGGTGGAGGTGTTGCCTCTGCAGGTGCGGGTGCAGGTGCTGGTTCCGCCCCTGGTGCTGGTGCCAATGCCCCTAATACATCCTCTTCAGGTGCTGCTCCTACTTGTTCTAAAATATACTGATTGATTTTTCTATGTCTTTCAATCTCCTTGATAATTTTTTTATCTAAACTCATTGGTTAACCATTTAATAATGTTTTTATTCCGTTAGCGGTTTCTACTCTAACCTTTCTGTTGGCTGTAGTTTGATGACCTGCTCTTTCGATAAGACCGTCTCTTTCTCTCACTGTGTAACAATCACCTGTATCCAAGTCACAAACTTGTTTAGTTCCGTCTCCGTTGTCTTCCTGTGAAAATCTTACAGATTTACCAAGATAATTGTCTAATGCTGATTTAATGTTCATAAGAATCTTTTTATATAAATATGTTGTTATGTTATAAAGTGAATGGATTACTTGTTGCAGTAAATGTACCAGAGTTGCCAGCATTTTCATAAATGACCGATAAAACAAATCGACCACTAGAATTAACATCTATCACGTTTGTATATTTGGTGTCTGGGTTATTTGTTATAGTTATGTTCAATGGAATAGTTTGTTTTGAACCCTCGGCAACGAAAACTTTAGATATTTTACAAAGTGGACAATTAAATCTATAAGTGATAAATCCTCCATCAGGTCTTCTAATATTATAATACAATGGTCCTTGGAAACTTGGTAATGTAACATCAGTACTTCTCTGAATGAACGATAATGACCCTTGAGGTTGAACCCCTGTTTCGGAAGATGGAACTATCATTCGGAACCTAACTGATTTAGTATCATCTTTTGGATTCTTTTCTCTATTTTCAGGTCTAGCACGTAAATAAATTGATGTACTAATTTCCAATCTCTTTCCTTTTTCCATCTCAAGTACCTCACTAAACTCCGCATCAATAAACTGTTGTCTAGTAATTGAGAAAGTTTGTCCATCGGGAGATACAAAACCTAAAAGTTTAGACGATTCTGACGTTTCAATTGAAGTTCGAGTAACCGTATTATTAGGTCCCACTTCAATGAGGTCGATAATATAACTGTATTCTACTTGAGGCTCTATTTTCCATACCCCACCTACATAATCATTTTGATCCACTTTAACTGTTAAAATTTCAGTACCAAGTTCATTATCAATTTTTTCAGAAATAAACATAGGTGGATTTAACATAGTTTCTTGAAGATTGGCACTACCACTTACATTCTCTTGTTCAGAAACTGGAATAACTTCTGTAGTCTTAGTATTCTCGTAACCTCCAGGTGATGATGTTGTGGTATTCTGTAGTGCCGGATTAAATGTAAAATCTACTAAACTTTCAAAATTACCATATTCAGTTGTAACTGTTATACTTCCTGTTGCAACATTTTGTCCTTCAGGGATTTGAATTTCAGGTAGAATAAATCTTAATGTTTCAGAATTGAACACTGTGATATCCTTCAACTCAACATCTTTATTAATTACTGTGATTGATTTCAAAGACTCAAAATTTCTACCATTCACTTGAACAATCGTACCCGTAAATCCTGCAGATGGTGAGAATGTAGATAAAACTGGTGGTGGACAAGTTTGACCAACATTTGGTGGTATAGGTGATGGAGTTGGTGTCACTCCAGGTGTACTAGCTTCATTCTCAACCTTTTTATCTACAGAGTTGAATTTAATTACAGTATCTTTACTAATCAAACCAGCATCTGTCGCTGACGATAATGCCTTTGCAAATGTCTCTCTGACTTTATTGAACTCTGTTTTATTCGTGTCATAATACTGTTCGGAAACGTTACTCTTAGGCCAATAACAAACATAATATTTTGCAAGTCCGAGTTGAACAATTCTATCAATGTTTTGTTGTAATCGTCCTGCCATGAATGTTATATACTTATCTAATGACTCAAAATGTGCAATTGGTTCTGATGAGGTTGTCGATGGATTAGTTCGTATATTAACACAACTATAATTTCTTTCTATCAATGAAACTTGCCCACCCCAATTTTGATTTAAAGATAATGTTCCTAAATTATTATTCCATCCATTAAAAGACCCTACATTCGTATTAGAATTTGACTGATAAGTTCTAATGTAGGATATAGTATATATCGCAGTTTGTAAATCTACCTGATTAGGGTAAAGTCGTTTCAAAGCATTTGCAAAATCAGTAGGAGTAACTTTTGTTACCTGGCCAGCGACCGAAACATATCCAGGATTTGCATTCAAATAAACAGGGTCAGTAATTTTTAAAGTACATGAATTCGTTGTATCTAAAGTGTTATCCGCTTCTTGAACAACTTCAGTCGATTTAATATTATCACTTGTAGCCGGTAATTTTACTTGGTCTTTTTTAATTTGTAATACCTCTTCTAATTTTGTTATCAGATTTTGATTAATACTTTGTAATAAATTATCTATTTGTGGTAAATCAAAATAACCTTGTCTAGTACCATCAAAAGTAGTTTGAAAATTTCCAGGTTGTATTGTGTGATTCACACTAGTAATCATGTATGAACCATCAAACATTGGTACGTGTCTCAAATTAAAATACATCATAGGTTGTAGTAATGCGTTTCCTAAACATGTTATTGTTGACCTATAAGACCTATACTTATATAAGTCGTATAAACCAACATTTTGTGTTGACACAGGACGACCATTGACTTGATTTGACATATCAAGTACGGCGTTTATTGATTCAGACGTAGCCTTTCCATTATCTTGTGAAACTGACATTGAATAAAAAATATTTTGATTTCTTATTCCAACGTCAACATTGAATCCTACACATCTATTTGAAAACGCCCAATCCTTTTTACCTTGTTGATTTTCAATTAATGGATTAGGTTGTCTACTCATATCAAATCCATCACTCTTAAATTTGAAACTATTTTTTTGAACATTCGGATATTGTGATGGTTTTCCAACGTAAAAACAAACCAATTTTGGAGCCGCGTTTGTGTAATCAACATTCAAAAAAGTCCCCCATAAATTATTAGCAAATTCAGAAGAAGGTTGTGTTCTAGGTGATGAGACTCCATCTACCTCTTGAATACCATAAAAGTTGACATAAGCCGGAAGTGGCATTACAGTAAAGTTATTGTTCCTCAAAATTGTGGTGATGAAGGTATAAACACTCATTGTTTGATTCAACGAATTTTCATTAAACATATCTTGGAGACTGAATATATCCAATATGATTGTTTCTCCTATGTTTCGTGATGCCCTATCTAAAAATAAAAAGTCTTCAAACAAAGTTTTTGTGCTGTAGTCTCCACCCGCAATCCATTTATCATTCAGTGCTTTGAATACTTCATACATTTCCACTTTACCTTGTTCTCCTGAAATTACGCTATTAATTACCCTTTCAGGTAATTGTACTTGATCGGGTAAATCTTTCCTCAATCGGCTTAAAACTCCATTCAAAAAGTTATCTTGAATTACAGATTCTCTTTGTAGATATTGACTTAGTTGATTTTGAAATTGGGCGGCACTCAAATTTGGGTTTACTAACTTTTGAGTAGCATACATTTTAATAATTGGAGCCAACAATGTAATATTCCGACTTGAAAACTCAATATTATTATCAATAAAGAAATCTGTAATATATGACCCTAAAGAACTATATCTAACATTCGGAATTGTTGAAAACCCTACCTCAGTTTCTAATGTGGTCCATGCCTCCCTATTATTAATTTGGGATTGACTTAATGTCAAATTACTACCTGCTTGTGGTAATGAATTAGGCACATATGGTTCAAACTCAATTGGGTTAACAACAACTTGTTGATTATTATATGACAAATAAGAATCAAAAATTCTTCGTTCATAGTTTGATGGGTTACCATATTTGAATATAATATCGTAATCCATAAATGATTTTATTCCATTTTGGAAAACTTCATATTGATTATTGATTGTATTTTTAAAATATTGTTCATCTGTTTCTGATTGTACCTTTCTTGGTACTGTCATCAAACTTTTGAACAACGATTGGAAGTTTGTGAAGTTCGCATTAGTATTGACTGTAGATTGTCCAAATGTAGTTACATTAGGTCCGACAGTGGCGTTAGCCATTGGTTTACAAAAATTCAAGAATTCAAGTTCAAATGAATCTAAAATCTTCTTTTCGAAAACAGAAAAAACTTCTTCAATTTTTGTGTAATCGTTTTGAGTTAGAAAATATAATGGAGTTTGATTATTTTCAGTTGTAATTAAATTCAAATAAGAATCTGGCTCAGGAAATGCCAATTGGTTACTATCGAAATAACCATAGTTCGGTGCAGACCATAAACATCTAACTGTTCCGTTATACATATTTGGATTACTAGTTAAATCTACTTTAGTCGTTGGTGTTGTCGTTTGATTAATAACACAAGAATTAATTGTTTGATTGAATGGTGTACCAAATGAGGGTACTACAAAATAATCATCTCCTTTAGTATTGTCATTAGGATTACACTCAATTGGAGGTTGTGGCACTGAATTGGGTAGTACAACTGACCAAGTTATCAATCTTAAACTTTTATCTCCTTGTTTAACACTATTAATATTTGAGGAACTAAAATTGTATAGTTTCATACCAGAGTTGACACTATTTTGTATTTCTTCATCAGTATAGAACTGATACAAATCATAACCAGTATAAAAAACATTGAAGTCATTTATTACTTTAGGGTAAAATCCGACTTGCATTCCTATATCAGCAACTCCTTCACTTTGTAATTGAATATCGGTTGTTGTCCCCTCATATTTGAAAAAATATGATTTGGTAGTTGAACTTGTGGGAGGATAGTAATTCCCGGCGTAGTCAAAGTTTTTCCAAGCACTTTCTAAGATATCAACATTTGTTTCTTTATATTTTTTGTATCTATGCCAAATTGAACCATATTTCAAAATCCAAGCATAAGGTAGTTTGTGGATTGCTCCAAATTTCTTCAATACTGACGAAATATAATCCAAATCACTTGTGACATCATTTGTTAATGATTTGTATTTTTCTCTCAATGTCGCTAAAGGTAATGAGTTCAAGAACAAATATGCGGCTTGTATATATGGATAGGTGTTTCCTGACGCTCTTGAATTATAAACACCGTTTTGTATCGCGTTTATAAAGTAAGGTGTATTCAACATTGAAGTAGTACTTCTTGGACTGAAAGCACCTGTTGGTGTGGTTCCATTAATATATCCTTCGGTAGCAATAAATTGATTTGGATTTCGGGTTAAATAAAACACCTCAAATCCAATTGGCCCTGAGAAAATTGTTGAAGGGTTCTGATTAAGTATGTATGAAAAATTTGTTACAGGTCTATTAGTGGTATAATCATAAACGTCTGTAAAGTTGGCAATTATCTTTCTTGGTTCAAAAATAGTTAATGACTTATTTGTATTATAAACTTGATTAGAAAGGGCTGTGTTGCCTTGGTTCAAATTGTTCAAACACCAATTTGGGTCAGTATAAGGTAAAGTATCTACAATAAGTGGGTCGTTTGATGCATTAGAAATTAAAGATCGTAAAGCTTCAGACTTTGTTGTGACTTGTGGTATCTTACCAATGTCCAACGTATCTAAAATTGCAAAAGAATTTTGTGTAATTCCTTTAATATATGGAGTAACAAAGAAATCTCTTATATAATCTTGATATGCTCGTCCTGTACCTGAGTTTGAAATACTTTCTAAAAAATCAGGATAATTCTCGGAATTAAGATTAAAGTTTTTTAGTTTTAGTGTTAGATACGGAGAGCTAATGCCAAGTTTCTTTTGTATGTTATTAGTTTCGGTTTCAATATTCAATCTAAGTAATTCATCAGTTTGATTAGAATTAGCTCGTACAAATCCTGAATAATGAGAAGTCAAAAATTGACGTTCCCAAATTTCATAGAAAAATTTGACTTCTTCTTTGTTTGAGTATGCCAATCCTATAGATGGAAATTCGATAGGATTAATATTAATAATATTTGTGTCTCTTTCACTTTCTAATGGCGGAGAAGCAATCGGGTTTTGAAATTTTTGTGTTAATCCCCTGAGATATTCTTCAACAAATTCAACTTCAGGCCACTTATCAAACAGATACCCTTGAGTCAAATTAACAACAGAAGGGTCTGCGATATATTTTAATTGAAATTTATTTTTATCCTCTGAGGACTCCACAGAAAATTGAGGCCATGGATAAACAGGTATCTGAGAATTGACCGCATCGGCGTTTAATTGATTCTCATTGAATAACAGGAACTCATCTCTAGAAACTAAATCTCTTGTATCACTACTAGGTGCTGATGACGGATTATAAAATATTGCACGGCTACGAACTGGATCATATTTTACATCCCAAGCCTTCGTATGTACATCATCCAAAAGACGAATGAATCCTTCCGCCGATGCCATTATTACTGCAATCATATTTCTTACAGTAGGTTTGAATCCAATACCTGTGTCAGTGTCTTCAATTTTTCTTAAAAGTAATGCTGAAATCTCACTTTCAGATTCAGATAACTTTTTGTTTGCTTGTGACTCCATCGAAGAAATGTCTTTAATAAATCTTCGTTCCCCTTCAAATACAAACCAAGATTGTGGAATTGGTTTCGAATTTAACAAATTAAAAATCAATGCTAAAGCCCCAACCCCTGTAAAGGCGCTGGCATTTGATTCAAATTCAGTTGGGATAAACAAATAAGAAAGACTTTTCCTTAAATTCAGTTCGTCTTCCAAAGTTGGATTACTAATTCCAGTTTGGATTCTAACTGTTTCAAACCAATTAATACTACTTCCGTCAGGAGGAGTTATTGAAATCGTGTCGTACTTTATTGGATTCGGAATTGGAACAGTACCCTTTGTTCCTAAAGTAGAGTTTTCGGATAATTCCTTATTGAATTCGGTAATGTCACCTTGTAATTTGGAAATGGCAGTATCTTTAACTTCACGAGACAAATCTTTGAAGACATACGCTCTCTCTCCCGATTTTAATACAATCGGTTTTGGATTCAGATAAGTCTTAAACCAAGATGTTTCCCCTCCAACAATTGCATTAAAATATCGAGTCAACGTATCTTTATAGTTTCTGATGTTCGTTAAAGGTTCTACGTCAGCTTTTTCGAAAGAATTAAAAATGTTTGCTTCAAATTGTTGCAACTTATTCATTAATTGTACCAACGTAAGTTCAGGAAAATTAGGCGGAATTAACCCCTTGGCTTTGTACTCACTGTAGACTTCAATTATTTTTTGATATCCTTTTTCAGCAACAATTTGTGTTACCACAGCAGTATTAGACCCCACATTGTTAGCCCCCTTTTCCGCTTGTGTACTCGCTTGTGATTCAGCCGCTTTATTTGATTGTTGTGGACCGTCTAATGTTTGGGTGATATCAAACCTTTGGCTATACATGTGGGGAGCTGCAATGAGATGTCCCATTGAAATTTCTTCCAATACGTTGAATTTATATCCTACGAAGTTTAATCGAACCTGATAATTTCCACTAAACCCATTGAATGAAGCGTGGAAAGTTTTTAAGTTAAGTTGATATCTAATTGCTTGCCCATAATACCCTTTTAGTGTAAGATAGAATGGGGGGTATGGCTGATTAAAGAATGCTGCATAAGGTGAACTATCACCAAATTCAAAAAGACCTTTTCCTTGTACATCCTCCAAAAGTATTTCAACTGTTGGAACGAAGCTTGTATTTGTAGTAATGTTGATTGAAGTGATACCCAATAGTCCAGTATCAATAATTTCTCGTTGATTTACGGACGTATTAAGTGAGTAAGGGTTTTGAGAATTATTAGTAGTATTTGCAATTTCGTTTGGTTGATTGACACCATTAAATTGAGTTGTATTTTCTCCTGTCAATTCGTCGTAATACCCCGTACCTAAAGATGAATTTTTTGTTGGTTTTAGAAAATTCATTTTAGTAACAGAAATAGTTACTAATCTATTGTCAGGACTCCCTCCAACAGCTAACTTTGTTCTTGGAATCACATCAGCTTCCAAGTTGGCATACATGACAAGATTTTCGTGGTCAACAAGTCTTTCTCGAATATTTCCAAAATCATCGACAGTCTTGTTTGGGTCAACCACAATAATATTGTTTTCGTCAACTTCAACAAAAATATTTCCACTTGTGTCTGCCTGTATGTTACCTGCCATAATAATAAAAATGATTTTCTAATGCTCCCTTATAGTCCTGTAATGATGGTAGAAGAGGAAATGGAATAATCAATACCGCACCATCATAAATGTTGTTTTCAAGGCCTCCAAATTGTGGATTTGCCTGAAGAATTAACCATCCGAATACAGGTGAGTTATAATATTCTTGTGAAACTTTGTCTAATCTACTTTTTGCAACTTTATAAATGTAAGCCTTGTCAGTTGGCTTTTGGGGCAAAGAAACATAAGGGACTACTGTTTGTTCCCCATTAATAACAAAATCACTATACCTATTCCAATATTGATATGCCATTAGTTAAGTTTTGCTTTCGATATATATGCGTTAGGTAGATTTCCATTCGAATCATTCCAAGTTAATACATTTGTATTTTGGTTTGTTGTGTTAGCCAATCCTTTTATCAAATTTTCTTTCGTCTTTATTTGTTGTGGGCCAGAAGGGTCTATACTTGTAAAGGTTAAGTTTCTTTGTTTGTCTAAATCGAATGGAGTATAAATTAAATAATCTTTCAAATCGTTTTTTTCCAAATTTTCAATAAATGATTTTGTAATATTATTTTCTTCCAAGAAAATTGGTCTAACAGTTCTAATCCAATATGTATCAAATATTGCCTCAATGTCAACAGACCCGTCGCCGAGCAATGCTTTGTTTCCAAGAACATTTCCAATAATCTCTTGTTTGAAAGTTTCATATTTCTTTTCATCAAGAACATCATCAGAAACAATCATATAAACTCTTCTGAATGGTTTACTATCAAATTGTGGGTTATTACTAAACGGATTGAAAACTTCTTGTACTGTAACTGCGTTTGATTTTCCATTAGTAGTTGCAAATACCAAGACACCTTCATACTCCGTACTAGTTGCTGGATAAGTAAATTTTTTATTACTTTCAATCACAGTGTTGAAATTTTCAATACTGTCTTTGATTTTTACAGTATCTTCAACTAATTCCAAGAATGTATTTTGACTCGATGATGATTTATGAACATCTGTTGTTCCTGAAGTTACATATATCCTTACAGGACCGTTCTTAGCTTGAAGTCCATCGGTACCAGTATCACCACTGGTAGCACTATAAAGTATAGTATTTAACCTACCAAGAGTTTGAAGATAACTTTGTTCTTCATTTACTAAACTTTGTGTTATTGTCGATATTGCGTTTTCAAAAGACCCTCGTTTTCTTGACACGAAATTGGAATAATTTTCCTTAATTGCTCTGATTAGTTTTGGTGACAAGTTTTTAGATGGTTCAGAAATATATTCAATAAATCCTTCTTGATCATCTTTTATATTTTTAACTAATTCTCCAAATATGGTATCAAACCTTTTTTCAATGTTACTAGGTTTACCAAATAAAATACTTGTTTCATCAATAGTACTAATTGCAAACTTACCATTTGTATAGTTTCTCTCTAACATCCATTGTTGTCTAACCGCGTTATTATATTGATTAACACTTTCTTTAGTTTTATTAACAACATTTGTAAAATATGTCTGAGTGTCACTTACTACTTTTTTCATAAATGTACTGTAACTTAAAACTCCTGTAGTGTTTCCACTTGTATCAGTAACATTACTAACAATATTTCCAATAGTACTATTATTATCTTGTCCGTTATTTGGTGCAGCACTATTGACTCCTGGAATTGGTGGAGGAATCTGTCCTTCTAAAAATATTTGGTCTAACACTCTTGAAGACTCAATATCCGTAACATCAGCTCTATCATCATAAATTTCTGTGTTAGCATAGTAATTAAAGGTCAAGGCATTCTGTAACTTGTCAACCGACTCTTTTAATCCACTACCTCCAACAAATTTGAATTGCAGTGAAATAGTGGCAATCATAGGTTGTACACCAATTCCTTCAGGATTAAGGTCTAATCCTTCGTATGAAATGTTAAGTCCATCAGGAATAATTTTTGTGTTATAAAAATCACCTATCCTTAACACCAGTACTGGAGGAGCTCCAAATGATGTATTACTGGCATCTTTGTTATAATTCAAGGTCTGTGTCTCACCATCTGATTTGATTGTAGGAATAGTATCACCAGGCCTCATACACTGTTGTAAGAATGTCAATCTTGAGTTTAATCCCTCTGGCGTTATTGAATGAAACGAAGGTTGGAAAAACTTTAATTTATCCTTCAAGTTATCGAAAACCATAGGTGTAGTTTCTTTAATAACTTCAAAATAATCACACTCGGTCAATAAAGCCCTTACAACCTTTTTAGTAATGTTATCTTTAGGTTTCCATTCTGGTGTTAGAATAGGTATTGTTTCGGTGGTTGCGGATAATGTCCCAGTCAAACCTATAATCGGGCCAGGCCCTCCTGTAGGATTAGTTTGTCCACCAGGTGTTCCTTGACCATTAGGTCCTGATTGTGGATTATTCAAAGTTGAAACTATCTTCGAAATGAATGACCTTCTACAAGCCATCGCAGGTACTGTGAATACATCATTAGATCCGACCTGAGTATCTCCACCAACAGTATTTTGGTCTTTATCGGTACAATTGACTCTTTTTCCAATATCAAATGGAAGAGTATATGGTGCGGACGTTGTTTTAGAAACTAACGGTTCCGCATTTGTATTTTCCCCGAAAGCGTTTTGCGGTCTTACTAATAATCGTTGGTTTTTAACAAATTTTGATGTTGCAGGATTTTCTGTGAAAAATTTAATCATTGCATCAATCCTTCTCTGCGATAACGATTTGTTATATCCTTGAGTCGCGGGTGCGGAACAACTAGAGTCAACATCAATTGTTACTGTCCCTTGAGTATTGACTTCAAGTTGTTTACCTAACTCGATAGCAAATTGATTAATTACATCATAATTTGGAGTAACTACTGTGTCAAAAAACGTAGCAGTTTCACCAGAATTAGATTTTTTTGTATACTCTGGTTTATCTTCAGTAATGTATCTTGTATATTCTTCGTTATAATTTATGTCGGTTTTTGGTTTTGGATAATCGTTACCGTAGTAAAATCCTAGTTGTAAATAATCGTCGAAGTTTAAGTTTGTATTTCCACCTGATCCCTCTTGAGCGAGTGGTTGAGCTTGTGAACCTGGCGAGAATGCTCCAGACTCTAATGTAGTACGAGTGTAAATAATTTGTTCCCTAGTCATTTCTTTTGAAGAAATTACTTGTTGTAACTCGAACAAATCATTTGGATTTATTGTAACATATTTTTTAGCTAATTCGTAAATATCATATTTTCTACATCCAGCAAAAAAAGATTCTAAGATACTATCAATACGTGTTTTGTTTGTTTCGTTAGATAAAACTTTATTTACGATTACATTAAGAATTGATGGATGATCCACAACAATTTGCCATGAAAGTTGTCCTCCCCTTGATGTATTTTTATAAGTATATATTGGTTCTGGTCGACCCAAAAAATCAGATCCTTGCCAGTTTGCAGATACGCTTTCACTAAATGTCAATCCATAAGGTGGAAACCACATCACTCTACCACCGTTAGGGCCTCTCTCACAAACAGGTAAATCGGATGTAGAAAATCCTGGTGTACTAGATGTTCTCCACGCCAAGTTCTCTAATGAAAACATATATTTTTTGGCAACCGCATTATTAATATCACCAACAATATTTGTTGAATCCTGTCCACCTTCTTGTTTGTTTGGTGCAATATTAAGGTTATAAGTCTTATCTAATACTGAATACGCGAATCTTCTTCCTTCAGTCGTAATACCATCTGTTTTTTGTAAATCATTATATTGTAAGTATGGTAAATCTTTCGCAAATACACGACAATACTCAGTACCAACTTCTTGACCAATAGCACCGACATATCTATAAACTCTTGAACCTTTTGTAAGTTCTTTGTATCCATCATTGAATACTTTACTTACTTGGTCTATCGCATTTCCAACATGTTGGAGACGCTTACCCCCTTGTGGTTGGCTGTCAATTAATCTCTGCGTATCATCAAGAATTGACCCTTGTCTAAACTCATTATTAACTGATTCCGTATTGACATAAGATGACGGTCTGAAGTCTTCGTCTTGTTCAGTAATCTCACCGTTAATACCAACTTTCTTACCAGCATTACCTCTATATTTTGGAGACACCCATGTAAATCCACCTTCGATTCCTCCACCATTACTATATGTAGGCCCATTCGCTCCAAGTCTTACAGATTGACTTGGTCCTTCATATAACTGAGCTAACTCTGAAGGTCCATAAACTGGTGATTGTTGTTCAACACCAAATTGGTTAACTGGAACATCTCCAACCGGAGAAAACACTTGAGATGGATTGGAAGTTATACTCCCAACATAAAAGTTACTATTGTCTGAAACAGTACCGACAAGAGCTCCACCTAATCTTTGAAAAAAGTTTCTTGGGAAATTTGGCTTATATCTGTTAAAGTCAATGTTCTTGAATAATTGAGACCTTTGACCCGCTCCCATGTTGTTAAACATGATTTGGGAACCAGTCTCCCCACCACCCATTAATCTATTGAAAAACTTACCAACACCACTTCTTCTAAAAGCGTTGGAAATTTGTTGTATTGTGGTTGGCTGGCCCAAAGTTGTATTTGGGTCAAAATATGAACCTGGTATAGGAGATACGGGTAATATACTTCCTCCAAGTCTTAAAGCAAAGTTTGTTGCAGCAAGTATTGGGTTAGCGGTTACTGTGATAGTATAAACAGGTTCAATTATAGGAACAACACCTGTTAATATATTGACAATGTCAGTACCACTAGAAACGTTAAGGATATTTGCCCTCCCTAATGTATCTTGTCGTATTTGCGCCGCAATCCTGTCTCGGAACTCTCTCCTAAGAGTTTGCGCACCTAAACGTGCAATAAATGAATCTTGGCTTAATAAACCGTTACTTCCACCGGGGTCTTGTGATAATAAAATAGAAACTGGTGTATAAGTTGAAGATACAAACGTTGTTGGATATGGTTGATTATTTTGTGTATTTGTTGATACAGGACGATTGAGTGAACCAAAAAATTCCGCTCCGTCTAATGCAACTTCATTTCCATTTGAAAAAACGTTTAGAGGTTTCCACTTTTGAGACTCGGGAATAGATTGGTCAACTATGTTTGCATCTTGATACCCATATTCACCCTCATTCGATTTTGTATTTAATAATGCTCCAGGGTCAGGTACTTGCTTATATCCACCTTCATTTCCATACTGATTTAATGGAAATAATTTATTGGCAAAAGAAGGCTCATCAATCAATTTATCAGGACTATCTTGAACTGAAGAATTCGATTGAACGTATTCCGTATCGATTGGTTGTGTAGGTCTATTTGGAGCCTTCGCATAGGGAGTTAAATTCCTAGTTAAAAGTTTTTTTCTAAACCCTTCTGAATTTGCTAAATCTAATAACGGACTTGCCATTTATATCTTTTATTAATAAATAGGTTGTGGTTGTTTTTTTATTTTAATAAGCCGGTACTTCGGTTCCATTTGGGTCGTAAACTTTTATTAAATAGTTTCTAAAATATTGTTCATTAACGACTGATTTGAATATTTTTTTCCACTCCTCTATTTGTTGGGGGGTCATATTTTGAGGTGCATCTTTAAAATTTACGTTAAAATCAGGTATTTTTCCTCCAAATTCTACATTTAATTTTTGTGTCTTTGGTAGTGTTGTCGGGAGACCATAACTTGGAGTTATTGGTTGAGTACCTTCTACCGTCAACCTTGTTGAGGTGGCACTTGTTGTACTTGTTACAGGGACACTAGCACCACTTGGAGTGGAAGATGCCCTATTTCTTGTAATTAAACCAGCATATTCACTAGTACCAAATTTTGTAATTAGTTCTTTTGTAATATCCCCTGCGAGGTTTTTTAACTTATCGAGATTATCTGTAGTTAATTTATCTAATTCCGTTCTATTCCCTTCTACTAATTTTTCGAATATCTTTTCAGGAGAAAAGTCTCCTCCCGCAACAATGTCAGTTAATTTACCTCCCAAATTACTAAATATACCTTGAACTTGGTCTCTCACATCTTTTGTAGTGAATGTATCACTAAACTTACCTGTGACAGTCTCTGTCAAGGTTCTAAGATCTTCGTTTAACCTTTGTAATGTTGGTGTTGTCAGTACTCCACCAGTCACCACAGTTCTGATTGCTGCAAGGTCACTCGCCATGATTTGTTGCAAGGTCATTTGGTCTCTTGTTAATTCTTCGATTGATTTTTCACCATCTTTTTGTTCTTTAATTAATTTATCAAATTCTGTCTGTGTTATTTCACTTAATTTTCTTGTTTGTTCTTGACCCCTTTCATCTCTAAATTCAACTTCATATTCTCCGCCATCTCCCATTCTAGCAATGTTTGCCAAATATTGTTTGTCTTCTTCATTTTTGAATTTTATTGATGGACTAATTTGAGTTAATCTTTTGTCAACTTCAAGAGCGGCGACTCCTAACTTACTCATTTCAGCGGCATTGAACCCTGTTATTTCTTCTAACTCTTTAAATTTTAATATACCCTCTTGACTAATCTTGAAGGATTTCGTTTGATTGTCGAAATATGCAAATTTTTTGGAAATTTCAATTAAACTATCTTGAATTCCTGATGGATCATTAAGTGATTGATTTAGTAGTTGTAGGGGGTCTCCTAAAGATCCAACTGCAACACCTAGTCTTTGAAATGCTGCTGCGGCTTCAATTGCCACTTCTGGAGACGATAATTTATCCGCAAAATTAAAAGTTTTAGACATGTCAAGTCTTAACATTGAGGCTTGGGCTGCCATCTTAGTTAAACCTTTTACACCGTCTTCAAATTGAAAACGGTTCATTTGTGCCATGTTTTTGGTTACATCACCCATGACCTGTTTAGCATTACCACCTATACTTCGGACATAATCTATGGAATCTTCTAGTGCCTCAGGTATTGACTTGATTGACATACCAACGTCTAAAAAGGTGGTCGCTAAAGTTTTCGCGTCACCACCAAGTACTTTGGTTGCGGCATATAATTTTGTAATTTGTTCATCCGTAGCAACAACATTTCTCGCAGATGCCTCTGCAACACCAATTATAATATCAGCGACATCTTTGATATCTCCTCCAAGTCTGGAAACTTTCGGTGTAGTATCCGCTAAAGCGTTTTGTAACTCGTATATCCTTTCTCTCCCTTGAGTAAAGACA